ATTTTGATTTATTAATAGATGAATTACATGAGTATATGAAATTAACAAGCAAAGAAAAATACCTTAAAAAAATAAAAGATAAAAAATCAGATACTATGAATTGGATAGATGAAAGAATTAAAAATAGAAACTTATAAACAAATAATATGAAAAGCACAAAAGAATTAGTAATTGAATGGGCAGACAAAAAAGGATTGCTTAAAGAAGAAAACCATTTAAAACAATATTCAAAACTTCAAGAAGAAAGCAACGAGTTATTAATTGCTTTATTGAATAAAGACCCATATGAAACAATAGATGCATTAGGAGATATATTAGTAGTTATCACAATACTTGCTAAACAATTAAATTTAGATATTGAAGAATGTTATAAAGCAGCGTACGAAGAAATCAAAGATAGAACAGGAAAAACAATTTCAGGTGTATTTGTAAAAGATTCAAAATAATTATTATATTTGAACGTGAATAAAGATTTACTAAATAAAATATTACAACTTCCGAATAGAAAGAATATAGTAACTAAGTATGGAATGTTTCAAGATTTACATTACTTTATGAAGCTATATTATGATGAGGGACAATGGTGCAGGAAGTTGTATATTTATATTTTAGAAAATTACAAGACGTTTAAAGTAAAAAAATAACAGCACGTTTTCAGCACATGGCAAAAGATGATATAAAAGATTTTCAATTTGAAAAAGGTAAAAGTGGTAATCCAAAAGGAAAACCAAAAGGAAGTCGTAATAGATCAACAATACTAAAAGAGTTATTAGATTTAAATGATAACGAATTAAAAATGCATATGGCACAAATAGAAAAAGCAATTGAACAAAAAGATACAAGTGCATATAATGCTGTGTTAGATAGTGCATATGGTAAACCACAACAACAAACTGACATCACTACTAATGGAGAATCAATAAAGGAGAATATTACTCCTATATCATTCGTAAAATCAAACGATGATAAAGATAAATGATAAATATCAAACTCTTTTTCAACAACCTAAAGAGGTACGTTATTATATCTTAACTGGTGGACGTGCATCAGGAAAATCATATGGAGTAAATATATGGGCTTGTCTATCAATTTTAGGTTCAGATTCAAAAATATTATTTACTCGTTATACTCTTACATCTGCTGAAATATCTATTATTCCTGAATTTAGAGAGAAAATAGAACTACTTAATGTAAGTGATAAATTCCAAATAACTAAAGGAGAAATCAAATCTTCAGTTGGTGGGGAAATATTATTTAGAGGTATTAAAACCTCATCAGGTCAACAAACTGCTAATCTTAAATCATTATCAGGTGTAAACATTTGGATTCTTGATGAAGCAGAAGAACTACATGATGAAAAAGTATTTGATAAAATAAATCTATCAATTAGACATCAAGAAAAGCAAAACATTGTAATTCTTATTTTAAATCCAACTTTAAAAGAACATTGGATCTATAAACGATTCTTTGAACAAAATGGAGTTGAGGCTGGTTTCAATGGAATTAAAGGAGATACTTGTTATATTCATACAAGTTACTTAGATAATATAGATAACGTTTCTGAATCATTCTTAAATGAAATAGAACGTATTAAACAAAACAATAAACAAAAGTATTATAATGAGATTTTAGGTGGATGGTTAGATACATTAGATGGTGTATTATTTGAAAAAGAATCATTAAAATTATATACTGAAGATATTGATATTTCTAAAGCATCTCAAATATATGCTTATGTTGATGTTGCTACATCTAAAGGTGGAGATTATCATTGTTGTGTTATTGGTGCAATAATAGATCATAAAATGTATATTGTCGATGTAGTTTACACTCAAGAAGATTCACAAGCTAACATACAACTAACTGCTCAAATATTAAATAAATATAAGCCTGAATTTTGTAGAATTGAAAGTAATGGAGTAGGAAATCTTTATTCTCAATTATTACAACCATATGTAATACACACACAATTATTACCTTGTCATAACTCAGCAAACAAACAAGCGAGAATCTTTCAAATGTCAGGATGGATAAAAGATAACGTTTATTTCAAATGTAATTCTGAGTTTCAATCTCCTTACTATAAATTCTTTAAAGATTTTACATCTTATTTAATGGATGGAAGTTCTAAGAATGATGATTCTCCTGATTCTGTTTGGGGCTTATCAGTTATGGCAAAATCATTTTCTCCTGAATTATTTTTATCATGATATTATATATTAAACAACAAATACCAAATGCAATAATTAAAGATGATTTATTAATAAGTCCTTTACCGAAAATACAAGTAGGTTATAGAATATTAACTAATATTGAAGAAATAAACGTTTATATGTATAAATTTCCAAAAGAAAGCGTTTTAGAATCAATTAAAAACGAAAAATGTACATTAGTATTTAAATAGTAATTAACTTTGTTAAAAACGTTAAAAATGGCATTCAAAGTTTATTCAAAGGGAAATTATTTTATTATTGAAAGTTCAGATGGTACTTTCAAGGAAGATCACAAGTCAAAAGTTAGAGTTTCTAAACGATTGATTTTAGACACTACATATTTTATTAATATGCGAGGTAATACTGAACAATACGAGTTAGCAGATTTAACTGATGAAAGTGGAAATGCTTATACTCAGAATAGTTGGGAAACATTTGCATTTGCAAATACGGGTTTTAGTTCGGCATCGGGAGGTAGCGGTGCAGGTACTACAATTTCAGTAGTATCAAATTATTCAGCACTACCAAGTGCAACAAGTCATGCAGGAGAGTTTTATTGGGTTAGTAATTCTCAAGGCACTAAATGGTTGCCTGGTTCATTAGGTGGTACTTATTATCCTAATGGTATGTATTATTCAAATGGTACTGATTGGGAATATTTAATTACTCCATACAATGCTACATTAAGCGAGGTTGATACAGGAACAAATACAGATAAATTTGTAACTCCATATACTTTTGAGAATGCAAGTAAATGGAATAATTATACTTTATTAAATTTAGATTTTGTTTTTGTAAATTCTAAAACTGACTTACCAAATGCAGTAAGTAATGTTATTACTTTATTGGATAATGTTACTTATTATTTCACATCATTAGTTGATTTAACTGGAGATCGTTTAGTATGTGGTATTAATACAACTATTTTAGGGGCAAGTTCTGAAAACTGCATTTTAAAAAGTACAGGTTTAAATTCTTCAACTGCTTTAATTAGTTCTGTTTATTCTTTACCAATGCGTAACATTACTATCACTCATGGTACAGCTTTAAATTTAGATGGTGATGGAGTAACAACTGCTTTAGATTGGTTTGGGGTTAATTTTACAAATTGTGATATAGTTGGTACAATTAAAGATTATACAAACTTTGTAATGTCTGATTCTGCTTTTTTGAATAGTGGCAACCTTACTTTCGATGGTACGATAGGCACGATTGGAATGAGCAATTGTTTGTTTGATTGCACTACTGGAAGTACTGCTTTAATTCTACCAAGTACATTAATTGTTAGTAGAAGATTTAGAGTTATTTATTCTTCATTTGTGGTATTAAGTGGGGAAATTGGTATTAACGTAGATGCAAGTGCTACAATTTCAAGTGAACGTTATATTTTAGACACTGTTAATTTTAGCGGTGGCGGTACTTATATAGCTGGAATAGGTCATACAGACAACAAAGCATTATTTGTGAATTGTGTAGGTATTACAAATACGTCTACAAAAGGATTTATGTATATGTTAAATAACACTACTGATACAACTATTGGAGTGCCAAATGTAAACGTATGGGTAAAAGCAAATGGAACAACTATATCAGGTACTAATTCAAAATTTACCCATACAACAAATAGACTAACATATAACGGAGCATTCACAAATTCATTCTTAGTAACATTAAATGCAACAGTTAGAAGTGGTGGTACAAATCAATTAATAAGCATAGGAGTAGCGAAAAATGGAGTAGCTATTGATGAAAGCGAGGGTATAATTAGAACAACAACATCTAACATTGAGCATGGTGGAAGTACTCAAGCAGTACTTGAAATGGTAGCTAATGATTACGTTGAATTATATGTCAGAAATACATCTTCAACAAATATAAGAGTTACTGATTTTAATTTTAATGTGGTTAAAATACCAGTATAATTAAGCATAAAAAAAGGGTAGTCTAATAAACTACCCTTTACTTTTTTATAAAGTAATTAAACTTTGAATTTCATTGAGATTATAACCATTTGCTAATAAAGTACTAATTGCATCTGCTTTTATCTTCAATGTTTCTGCTTTCGCCTTTTCATCATCTTTAAGAACTGGTAAATGAGAATAATCTAATTCTATATATTCCCCTTTCTCAATTAATTTAAAATATTTAGATAAATTAAAACATAATGTTTCAGCCTCAGCAAATATTCTATCTTGATAAACCATTTTCCATGCACCAGCTAAATTATCATATTTACTTGCTTGAGATGTAGAATAAATATTTTCATTATGACCATAAGCATCAATTATGCGTTTAAAATCTGCATCTACTTCTTCAAACAACAATAAATCTTTAGTTGGATTAGTCATTGGTTGCCATGTTAATGGAGAGCCAGTCATCATAATTGTATTTTGATTATCTCCAGTACCATAGTCAGATAAATATTGTTTTTCAATACGTTCACGTTCAGTAGATGATAAAGGCACACCTCCTGATTGGTCCTTAGATGCTGAAGAAAGTATACCTAATGCACCATTCTTTAAAATTATTCTATTTCTAAAGCCATATGCACCTCTTAAGTTAGATATTGGCATTGTTAAACCATGTAATGGAGATAAACCTAATAATGAATCGTTTGGGTTAACTATTTTTGTATGTATGATTTCATTAGGTTCAAAATTATCAATTGATCCTTTATAAGTTAACTCATAACTTTTAATAACATCTTCTTTCTTTAATTGCTTATAATATTTACCTGAATCAATTATCTTCATACCATATGCTGGTAAATTATTCAATGTTTTAGGTAAATCAACAAGTTTAGATTTATTTACATATATAAATTGGTTGCCATATATGTTTTTTTGTATTTGATATTCAATTAACCATTCGTTTCGTGTTTGAATAGAATTTGGATTTTCTAATAACTTAACATATGGAGAATTTTCAATAATTGTACCATCTTGTTTACGATGTTTAAAAATACCGCTTGATAACATCTGAGCATCTCTATTAACAACTATCTGAAGTTCAGGAGTAGTTCTATATAATTCAAATTCATTATCATCAATAGTAACGTAATTATCTTTAGTGGAAGATAAAAGTTGATTATAATAAAATAGTGGTTGTGTACGAGTAAAAGTATCAGTACCTCTATTTGTTCTAAGGAATCGAAAAAGATTCAAATTAATATCCATTTTTATAAAAATTTAATTTATTAACAAAAATAATCATTATAATAAAACTATTTATTAAATTTGTTATATATTTAACATTCTATGAAAAAAGAGTTAAGAAAAATAATTGAAAAAGCAATTAAAGAAAAGACTAAAAAAGTAGATAATAACGAAATTGTAAAGAAATGACAATTGAAGAAGTTTTTAAGAACAAAGATTTAATTATTGCTGAAAAGAAGAATGTAATTAAGCATTGTGATTTAGTGTTTAATAAGGTTGAATCTAATCAATTAGAAAAAAGCGAAGTTAATAAAGAGGGAATTAATTTAGAATTACAAGATCCTACAATATTAAAAGCAAAAGTAGTTATTAATACAACTAATTTAATTGATTCACATATGGATTGCCACATACCTAACTTGTGGTCAAAATCATTAAGTGAATCAAAAGTTCTTTATTTGTTACAAGAACATGAAATGGAATTTGATTCTATTATTGCTGATTCAGTAAAAGATGGTTTAAAAGCATATACTGAAACAATGACATTTAAATCTTTAGGTTATAACTATAAAGGAAATACAGAGGCATTAATATTTGATACTCAAATAAAAGCAGATGTTAATCCTTTCATGTTTGATTTATACAAAAAAGGTCGTGTTTACAATCATTCTGTTGGAATGAGATACGTTAAACTATATTTATGTATTAATTCAAATGAGGCAGAATATTCAGCAGAAAAAGACAACTGGGATAAATATTATAAATTTGTTGCAAATAAAGAAGTAGCAGATGAAAAAGGTTTCTTTTGGGCAGTAACTGAAGCAAAAGTAATTGAGGGAAGTGCAGTAGTTAAAGGTAGTAACGAATGTACTCCAGTAATGGAAATTGAAATAGAAAAGGAAGTTGAAAATATTGAGCCGTCAAATGACACTCAAGAAATGAAAAATGAGCCGATTGAAGAAATCACTCAAGAAGTTAAAAAAAGTATAAATTTAAATTTTTATTAAATGTTCGTGTACAAAAGTGAAAATGAACTAAATGAAATGACATCTGAACAAAGAGATGCGTATTTAGTTGAAAAAAGAGAGTTTGAAACTACGGAAGTTGAAAACAAAGTAAGTGTAAAAGTGGAAGAGGCAACAAAAGGATTAAAAGATGTTGTTTCTGAGCTTGAGTTAGAAGTTAAATCATTAAAAGAAAACAAAGTGGAAGAAAAAGGATTTACCACAATTAAAGATGCATTATTAGATGCTTTTGAACAAAAAAGAGCTGAGTTAGATCAAGCGATCAACGGAAGACAATCTGCACCAATTAACATTGAAGTTAAAGCAGCCGTATCTATGCAAGTAGATAATACTATTGGTGCTGGTTCATCATTCAATTCAATTACTCAGTTTACTGGAGTTGTTTCTCCAATTAGACAAAGAGAATTGCGTTATTTAGCAAATGTTTCAGTAGGTAGAACAACTGGTAACCAAGTTTATTGGATTGAAGAAAAAGATCAACAAGGTACTCCAATCATGTTAGGAGAGGGAGACACTAAAACTCAATTGTCAGTTCGTTATGAAGAGGCTACAATGTCAGTTAAGAAAATTGCTGTTTATGGTAAAGTAACAACTGAAATGATGGCTGATTTACCTCAATTGATTTCTTACATTGAAAACAACTTGATGAAAAGAATGGATATCGTTGCTGAAAATCAATTATTAGCTGGAGATGGTTTAGGAGATAATCTTAAAGGTGCTAAAACTTATGCAACTGCTTTTACTGGTGGTACATCTGCTTTGAAAATTGATAATGCTAATGAATTTGATGTTATTTCTGCTTTATCTCTTCAATGTCAAGAGGCAAACGGAATGCCAAATGCAGTATTCGTTCATCCACAAACTTTGACTTTGATGAAAACATTAAAATCTACTTTGGATGGTCAATATCTTTATCCACGTTGGGCTGATTCTGATGGTTTATTAATCGATGGTTTAAGAGTTATTCCATCTTTGGCAGTTACTGCTAATGAATTTATCGGTGGAGATTTATCAGTGTTAAATGTATTATTCAGAGAAGAATTAGCATTACAAATTGGTTTAGATGGTTCAGATTTCATCAACAACAAGAAAACAATGTTGGTTGAAAAAAGACTTGCACAATATGTATCTGCTAATGATACAGCAGTATTAATTAAAGGAGATTTCACAACTGCAAAAGCAGCTATTGAAAAACCATAATACTAACTAAGGGAGTTGAAATATACTCCCTTTATATTATTTAAAATGGCAAAAAAAGTAATCAATAATAGCGAGGTTAAAGTAAATGTAGATTTAGATAAATTTGATGGAGAAGTTGAATTTATTTGTACTGGAAAATCAAAGCATTTAAATGCTGGTTTAAAAGTGAAATTGCATTTTGATTTAGCAAAGGTTTTTAAGAAATTAGGATATATTAAGTAATGAGCATAGTTGTAAATAGTGATTTTGTAGGAAAGTTTGAGTTAAGCATTACGCAATTCAATACTGATTTAATTGATAGTTATATTGATCGTTATGAAAAGATGTATTTAACGAAACTTTTAGGAGTTGAATTATATAATTTATTCATTGCTGATTTAGACGTTAATAATGTACCTCAGACTGCAAAATATGAAACTATTTACAATGCTTTAAGTGTTGATGTAGATAACGAAGTTTTATTTTCTTATGGAATGAAAGATTTGATTTTAGGCATTGTATATTACAACTACACTAAAGATAATGTTGTAAAACAAACTCCGATTGGTAGCGTAAAATCAAAAGCAGAAAATAGTGAAGTAATGTTTAATAACCAATGGTTAACGAATAGATACAATGAATCACTTGAATCATTCAAAGCAATACAACATTATATTCTTCAAAACGAAAATGATTATCCTACGTTTAATGGTCAAGTGATTAAATACGAATACTTTTTATGAGAGATATTTACGA